TATCAACATATTCATTATCCGACAGATACACACGAACAGCGATTTGCCAAGTTTAATGCTCTTCCCACATATGAACGCGAGGTTGAATTGTATATCAAGCCCCATAAAAGTCATTGGCAACACAGATATTACAGCGCATTGTGCAATTTAGATAAGGATGAACTGCGGGAGAAACAAATCTGTACGAATTACTTGGAAGGATTGGAGTGGACTTTGAAATATTATACCACTGGTTGCCCCGACTGGCGCTGGTGTTATAACTACAATTACCCGCCACTCTTGTCTGATTTGATTAAATATATTCCTTATTTTGACACAACCTACATTAAAAATGCGAACACCCGCCCAGTCTCGCAACTAGTACAACTATGCTACGTCTTGCCAAAGCATAGCTTACATTTGCTTCCGGCGAATGTATATAAACGCCTACTAGAAGCTCATCCCGAATGGTATGGCGAAAACCACAACATTATTTGGGCGTATTGCAAATATTTCTGGGAGTCGCACGCACAACTTCCAGAAATAGATATTCACGAATTGGAGCAATTTTTACGTGGGTGTGTTTGAGTCGTCTCACAACATTCTATTGTTTCCCGAAATTTGCTCCATTGCACTTTTACTACAAGATTCCACTAGAATGCCGTTTGCATATACTCCGTATACATAGGTTGGTTTTGCATTTTCTGGCGGTTCAAGAGTGAAATGATATATCTCCACATTCTGTTCCGCAGCTATGCAAAGCTGACTACTGAAACAAGCTAATAATTTGTATTTGTCTTCGACCATAAAGTCTTCCTTTACCCAATTAATTTGGTTCATATCATTTGATTCCTCTTCTGTTAAGGTATCCAAAAGCAATGAATGGCCACCAGTTAAATGCAAATCTTCAATGAGTTCTGGATTCTTTTCGCGAGAATAAGTATATAATTGGTTAAGTTTATTTTGAGAATAATTACATAAACTGCTATGCGCAGACATGATTACTTTTTGATAACCATGTTTGTAGGTTTTTATAAGGTCGCCTATTTTTAATTCTTCAATTGGTATATATATCTCATTCTCGCACAAAATCTTTGTTCCTTTCTTAAAACATGCTACGCTTATATTCAATATTCCGTTTGATGAAGTTATGTTTACATCTATAGCCTCCGTTGAGGTACTTGGATTTGTATTTGTAAACGTGAATGTATTATTATTATATGAATAATAGTATGGCGTAGAACCTTTTGAAACAAAAACACGGGTTGTTGCTACATTACTAACCTGTGTATTATATAATATTTGGTAATTATAAGAAGGAGTAAACAATCCTGCAGATGTTGTGTAATTTGATGAAGAAGAACTTGCACTATTCGGATTGTATAATTGCGCATTAAACGAGGATAAAACATATGGTGTAGTAGTATTACTTGCAATGTTTGTCCAGGTAGTTCCTGGATTATTTGTGCTGATATCGGTTGGATCTCCTATTAAAGCAGCATTTGCTGCTGTATCACTCCAAGATTTATTGGCAACATATGTGTTGGATTGATTTGTAGTTATTGGTAGTAGCCCTAGCGCAACGATTCCTGAGCCTGTGTCAGTTACAAGCCCCCAACTATAACAATTTGTTATATTTATCGTGGGCGTTACTGAATATGATCCAGAATTATTTCCTCCACATATTCCACCACATGTTGTAGCAATATCGCCTAATGAATAGCAATTACTTATATCAACAATTGGATTATATGTTGTACCATATCCAATAGCTGCGCCAATAATTCCACCAGCATTATTTCCATTTATATTGCCAATACTATAACAATTAGTTACACTACATGTTAATGTAGTGTCAGAAGCAAAATAAACTCCAACTATCCCACCTGCACCTGAACCATTAATGACTCCAGTATTTGCGCAATTTATAAATATCGCCGAACCACTAGTAGCTCCAGCACCATATCCAGCTATCCCACCCGTACTATTACCACTAATTATTCCACTATTCATGCAATTTGTAAATGATGCTGAACCAGTATATCCAGGATAGATACCAGCAATACCACCTGCCTGAATTCCACTAATTATTCCACTATTTGTGCAATTTGTAAATGATACCGAACCATTATCTCCAGCACCTTGCCCTGCAATTCCACCTGCACCGGATCCATTAATGGCCCCAGTATTTGCACAATTTGTAACTGAGACAGAACCACTTGAATATCCTGCACCGGTCCCTGTAATCCCACCTGCACCAAATACACTAATGTCTCCACTATTCGTACAACCACTTATGACATTTCCAGAAGTACCTCTTCCAAAGTTAACTTGACATAACCAACCTCCACCGGAAGCTAATGTTGAACCGCCACTTGTTGCTGTTGTGAAATTTTGAACAACTATATTTGCACTATATGAACCACCAATGCCAGTGGTTATAAAACCCGGATAACCTGTTATAGTATTCAAAGTGAGCGTATTTCCAGAGCCATCAAATGTTATTTTGTTCGTCCCAGCAATGAAATACCCAGATGTATCTCCGTATGAACCTGTAATCGTTAAATTTTGTGTCGCAACTACCTTTAAGGTACTAGACAGATTGCTGTTATTAAATTGTACCGGCCAATTTCCGCTACCAATAGGTGTCCAAGTAGCCGTAGTCGTATTATAATATTCTATTACTCCAACATTCATTCGTAGTCCAACATTTCCGTTTGCGCCATTCAATGAAATAATTAATAAAGTAAGTGTAGAAGCATAGTTGGAAATGTTCGCATTGAAATACAAATCCCTAACGTTTTCGCTAGTATTTTCCATGACCCAATCTCCGCCGTAGTTAATATTTCCCGTCTCATCATTGGATGCGCCAACGACCACTGAACTCTGCGAAGCAAGCAACGCATAATAACTTTTCCAATTGGAATACTGCAATGTATTACATGCTAAAAAATCAATATTTACTACGTGAAATTCTTTTATACAGCTTATCAAAAAGGAGACATTCTCTGTAAAACTGGACTGGTTCTCTTCCAAGTCGCTCTCCTTAAACAATAGCTTATCATTCATAAATGGGGTAAGGAAATCGTGTCCTTTATCATGAAAAACAAGCGCAATTCGTTGAATAGAAGAGGCTGGGAATTTTTGTCTAAGTAAAGAAATAAGGTCATCTGTGGAAGAATTGTAATTATATATGATGGGAAATGTATTTGCATTAACACTATCATAAAATTGCTTCTTATTAGAAACGATTGAATCTATCAAGACAACATTTGTCATGTTTGTTGTATCAATGGAATCATTATAAACCAATGGGATTGGCAACAAAGTTGGAGTTTGTATAATAACTGAATTAGATGCCATTTATTATACTATGATAATATATTTAATATTACATACTCTTTTTTGCTGCTGATTTTTCCATGGATAATATGCTACACGATTCCGCTAAAATTCCATTTGCATATACTCCATATACATGGGTTGGTTTTGCATTTTCTGGCGTCTCTAATGTAAAATGATATACTTCCACATCATCCTGTTCGGTAGATATGTTAAATTTTCTATTATAACAAGCTAATAATTTATATTTGTCTTCTATCATGAAATCTTCCTTTTCCCAGTTAATTTGGCTCATATCATTTGATTCTTCATCTGTAAGTGTATCCAAAAGCAATGAATGTCCGCCAGTTAAGTGTAAATCTGCAATGAGATCTGGATTTGATTCGCGAGGATATGTATACATTTGGTTACATATATTTTGAAGTGAATTGCTACATGATTTATCATGCGAACACATGTTAAATACTTTATCATGTAATATCGTGGTTACTTTTTTATAGCCATGTTTGTAGGTTTTTACAAGAGTTCCTATTTTTAACTCTTGAATTGGTATATATATATCATTCTCACACAAAATTTGAGTTCCCTTTTTAAAACATTCTGCTGGATTTAATAAGAAAGTGGTAACCAAGGCATTATTGGATATATCATACAAATATGTTCTGCGTTTATCTGCAAAATAATACGCCTCGCCATTTATTATAGATGTTGATCCACCAAATAGAAATGTATTCGGTCGTGTTTTAAGTACCCGATTATTTCCTTCATCCGTAAGATATAAATCCAAAACGCCGTCAAAAAGTACTCCTCTGCAACGACTTAGTGAAGGCCCTGCAGGAGATAATGCTACATTCGTTACATTGTGTTCATCCGGATCTGCAATTAAAGTACGCGATAGAAAAGTTGGAGTACTAATAGGTGTAGAGTTCGCAAATCCTGCCGCTATATATAAGACGCTTCCTGTACTATCTATTGTTATACCCCATAAAAAGTTCCCTGTGAATGTGGTTAATAGTGTAGTAGTTCCATTACCAACACCTCCAGTTAATGTTTCGACACCAGTTATTTGAGATACCGAACAAACAACGTTATCTGTAAAACCACCTATTGTTGAAAAATAAAGAAAGTCGTCGCCACCAACAACATAAGCTGGATTAAGTGTAAGCGCTAGGGGTTGCTGATTCCCTACTAGTACACTGCTTACATTTAATGATACATATGCCTTAGTTGATACATTATATTTTACAATAAATCCTGGAACTTGTTTTATAGCTATATACAAATACCCATTCAAGTATAGCATTGCACGACAAACGTTTGAATATGGGGATGTGCCTTCTGCACCAAATATTGTTAATATTGGACTATTTGTACTTGGAGGCGGAGTTCCATCTAAGTATACCCCCGCTATACCAAAATTACTTTCAGATGAAACATATAATACATTATTTGAAGTATCAATATCACAAAATCGTGGTTGCGCCCACCCATCTAGAGTAATAGTACGGATAAACGTACCAGTTGAAGTATATACTGAAATAGTACCTGGAGAGGTAGAACCATTCGCTACATAAAAATTACCAACACCATCTCGACACATACCACATGGTCCAGATAAATTAGTGGAAATAAATAGACTATTCGAGATAAATGCTTGAGGACTATTTGTTGAATTTATAAACACATCATACTCATTCGTGCTTGGGTCAGTTGTTCTTAATGTATATGTTGGATTATTAGAAATATCTGGAATAATATTGTAGCTAAGATCAGTATAAGTAATTTGCCCTGGTTGTCCTGGAATTAATGTAGGCGATGGGGTTTGAGTAATAAATAGAGTACTCATTTATTATACAAGGATAAAATAAATATACCTTTTTATTCTTAATGCAATCCAAAGTACCTCATCGTTTTTTCAAGCCCTTCGGTTAACCCAACAACCGGACCCCAACCCAATAAGCGTTGCGCCTTCTCAATAATTGGTCTACGTTGCTTCGGGTCATTTTCAGTAGCTTCGATATAGGTAACCTCCAATTTTCTGCCAAGTATGCCTTCAAATTGGCCTACCAGTTCATTCAAGGTGAATTCCGTGTTCGGGTTCCCTATATTAATTGGTCCGTGTTCTGTGCTATTCATCAAACGATACAACCCATCCATCATATCATCCACATAACAGAAACTGCGACCTTGTGTGCCGTCGCCATAAATAATCAAGGGCTTGCCTGCTATAATTTGCTTAATAAAGTTTGTAATGACTCGACCATCATCTATATCCATATAAGGACCATAGGTATTGAATATTCGCACGATCTTAACGTCTAAACCAAACTTTCGTCTGTATTCATAAATGAGCGACTCTGCAACGCGTTTTCCCTCGTCATAACAACTTCTCTCACCATAGGTGTTTACGTTTCCAAAATATTCCTCGGGCTGTGGATGAACAAGAGGGTCGCCATACACTTCAGACGTTGACGTAAACAAAACCTTAGAGTTATATCTTTTTGCTAAATCCAACACATTCTTGGTGCCAACAAAACTAGTCATGAGTGTTTCAATAGAATACTCCTTGTATTTTGGCGGACTCGCAATACAAGCCAAATGATAAATCTCATCCACCTTTACTGGTAGCATCTCTGCAAAGGATGTGCTGAACTCAGGATCAGTTATATCATGTTCAATAAATCGAAACTTATAATTATCCGTAAATTCTGTTATATTTTTAGTACGACCTGTAACCAAGTTATCTATACAAATAACTCGGTTGTTTTGATCTTGTAGAAGTTTATTGCACAAATTTCTGCCTAAAAATCCTGCTCCACCAGTTACTATAATAACTTTTGGCATTTCTATATCTATATGGTTGGATATGATTCCAATATAATATACGCATTTTATTCCAACTCCCCAAAATACTCATTTAAATATTTGTGGGATTGTGGGATTGTGGGATTAAAAAGTTTCCCATCAAATCTTGCAAATTTACGATTTTTTACTCCAAATCCTTTTTCAGAAAATGAAAATTGGACATTTATAAATGTCCAATTTCAGAAATCCTAAAATACTTTTGGAAAATCGAATATTTGAGACCATAATGAAAAATTAGCGTCTCACGACCGAAAAAAAATAAAAAATTTTGTGATGCTAATTTTTTTTATTTTTCGCGCGGATTCTTTAGGCGTTTTTTTTGTTATCCTATATTAGATAATGAATGATAACTATTTGGCGCTAAATAACACGTTTAAATATGAATGTAAAACATGTGACTTTAAATGCAGTAAAAATTGCGATTATAGGCGTCATATGGCAACCCTTAAACACCTTCATCGTGTCAATGATAACGACGGCGTTTTTTTTAACGCCAAACACATATGTCTAGTGTGTAATACTCATTACAAACATGCTTCTGGACTTTCTCGTCATAAAAAAATATGTAAATATACCGAACCGGTTCAATCAACGCCTCTACCAGTTGTCGACAACATGCAAATGACTCTCATACTTGAACTAGTTAAGCAAAATCAAGAATTCAAGGACTTGCTCGTGCAACAAAGCAATCAAATGGTGGAACAAAACAAGACCATGATAGAAGTCGCGAAAAATAGCCAAGTAAATAATACTATCAACAATAATACCATCAGCAATAGCAACAATAACAACAAGACATTCAATCTACAATTCTTCTTGAACGAGACGTGCAAAGATGCGATGAATATGAAAGATTTCATTAAATCTCTTGAACTAAGTCTCCCCGAATTGGAAAAGATGGGCGAAATAGGCTTTGCCGAAGGCATGTCCCGACTCTTTGTAGACCGCTTAAACCAATTGGATATAACCAAGAGACCGATTCATTGCAGCGACGTCAAGAGAGAAATAATTCATATAAAAGACGATAACAAGTGGGAGCGAGACAATGCAAATTTGGATAGGCTAAGAAAGATTATCAAGCAACTTACATATAAGAATATTGTTAGGGTTGACGACTGGAAAAAGGCGAATCCAGGTTGTACGGAATACAACAGCAGAAAAAACGATCAATACTTGAGAATCAATATGGAAGCCATTGGTCCAGTGGACGAAACAGACGAGAAGAGAGACTTTGGCAAGATAATACGTCGCGTAGCGGAGCACACAGCCATTGATAAGAAGTACCTCTGCATGTAAGCCGTGGGCGCGGTTCTTTAAGCCAATTAGGAATATATTTTATTTTGGACGATCTCCCACCCCCACACAAATTATGCCGATAAATTCGGTCAAATAACTTCTCTCTTCACTATAAGAATGGAAAAACGAATTATTAGTAGCTTTCAAAACCGCGACGAATTTTTCAATGTGTTGAAGAGGAATCCTGGGTTGGTTATTGTGAAGTTGGGGGCCACTTGGTGTGGGCCATGCAAACGAATTGCCCCAGCTTTAGAAGGTTTTTTCGCGACGTCGCCCCCCGATGTTATTTGCGCCGATATAGATGTAGACAATTCCACCGATTTCTATGCAATGCTCAAGAGTAAAAAGATGGTTAACGGAATTCCAGTCATCTTGTGTTATAAAAAGGGAAACGCGACATATATACCGGACGATAGTATAACAGGCGCAGACCCTAATGCGCTAGCAGCCTTTTTCAAAAGATGCGGCAATCATTTAGTTGATGTCCAGAGACAATTTCCGCCCAAGAAGTAGAAGTAGAAATGAACGCCGTTTTTTTCAATATATATTTATCAAGTATAAATGTATATTCACAGATGAAGAACACAGAAATGGATTTAGACATAAATAATTACGAGTTGGACGATATATTGAATTTAT